GTGAGCGGTTCCGCGACTGGCAATCTTCGCTTAAGCCTTCCCGATCCCGCGACTTACGATGCGGCTGTGTCCATCTGGTTGGACAATGCAACGAATCAAGCGAAGACTTCTGTCATTGGTAAGATTGTCGGAGGCACTTCTTACTGCGAGTTGAGCCATTACGAGACCGGTGACATCACAAGTCTTGCAAGCCAACTCCAAGCTACTTCACGCATTCTTGTTTCTGGTGTCTACTTCACAGCGTGAACCTGATTGCTACCAGCTTGCAGTTGGGAATGACGGTCCTTCAAGGAGCGTTAGGGAATCCTGCGTTTATTTGGCAAGGTCAACTGGTGAGGTGCCTTTCTACCACAATCACTGACGCTAACGCAGTGATTGCTGGCGGGTTTCAAGACAACGTTTCTACAAGACTGCTGGTAAAACTTGAGGATTGGAGGCTTGCTGACTCCACATTGGTTACCGTTGACGCAACTGTTTGGTCAATGGATGCAGGTTGTTCTCCGGACCGGCTGTTGCAGGAAAACAGCGGTTTGCTTTTGCAGGAAAACACAGATCGAATCATTTTAACATTTGGTAAAATGATGCCGGTGGTCGGTCGTACGTTGATTTACGATGGTCGCACATTGCGAATCGTTTCTGCAAAACGAGACGCAAGTGGCGGGTTCTACATCCTTGACCTAGCCGCAAAAACAAAATGACACCGACTATTACAGTCGATACGTCGCGTTTTCAGGCTGCTTGGAGAAAATACCTTGCTTCCACATCACGGAGACTTCCTGCTGCTTGCAATTCAAGGATGTTTTACTTGCTGGTACGGGTGTATTTGATTTTGTCTCCTCAGTCTCCGGTTGAAAAACGCAAACAATTCCGTTCTGCATTGTACCAAAAAGTTTCTGTAAAGGGTTCAAAGGGCCGCGAAGTCGAAAGAATCTACGCCATCGTAAATTCAAAACGTCGCCCGGGTTTGTACGGCGAAAAAATGCGGGTTGCTGCCAAGAAGGTTTTAAGTAGAACAATTGGTGGCGTTGGATACCTCAGGGCAATGACCGTGCGAGGAATTCGCAGATTTCAGGGCTTCAAACAGTTTGGAACTAAAAGCCTTAAGACCGGAAAGTACAATAGCGCAAATAAAGCGGCCATTGCGCTTTCAGCGCAGTACAACGCCAAGCAAGAGTCGGTAGCAATTTACAGAGCAAGTCAGATCAAAGCAATTTCCAGCAGGGCGCAGGAAGGGTATTCACCTATGGCTACGCTTGAGGTTTCTGGAGCAAGCGTGCCAGTGATAGGTGGAAGCGTTTACTCGGTATTAAATCCTGCCTTTAATCGTTCTATCGCCGACGAAACTCTTGAAATGGAAACGCACTGCATGGGATTGTTGGTTGATGCAGCCAACAAAGAAATGGTGCAAAATGGATTTAAGGTGAACGAATGAACGCTGTTTCCTTAAGAACCGAACGAGCCATTGTCGATTGGCTTTCCGGACTTGATTGGTCGGCCTCTCCAATTGGAACTCCTACGTGTTTGACAAGCTTCGGTCATGGGGCGCACTCGGATCCTGACTTAGAGGATTCGATGCCTTCGTACCCTCGCATTGTTGTTAATGTAACGCGAGCAACTCCGGTAATGCCTTCCGATACGACCTGTGAAATGGAAGTGCGAGTTGATCTTCAACTCTCCGCCGACGATACAATGGAATACGCGGTCTTAAAGATCGTAGAAATTTTTGATTCAGCCTTGCAGGATTTGTTCGTTGAAAATGGGGCTTTAATCCTTTCAGTCGGCCAGTACAACGAAAACGGTCCGTTTACAGCACAATTTGCGTTTCCAACGGATTTTGGTTCGACTGACATACAAGATCGTTCGAGAGTTTTTTCAAGAACGTTTACACTTTTTGCGTCCGCAACAACCTAACAACCAACTCACATGGCTAACGTCCAAGGCAAAAAATACATCTACGGCTCACCAGCCACACTTGCTCTTTACTCTTCTACAAATGGAGCGGCAGTTATGACTGGATACGTGTCTCCTGACATGGAATCGTACGATCTGTCCCACGAATCCGACACCGAAGAGGTCAAAAACTCTGCCGGTGAAGTCGTTGGTCACATTGCTTACAACAACCGATTGACTCTTACGGTCAATTTTGTTCCTGCAAGCGCAACAAGCGTTGACCTTGCAAAGCTGACTGCTCAGTTGCCCGATGCTAACGGAACGTGCATTATCAGCGGCGCGCCAGTTATTGTTGCTGGCGGCTATGCCGACGCAATCAACGCAGATACTAGCAACCGTTGGATTTACTCTGGTGGCGGTTCGATCAAGACCACCAACACGGGTAAAGCTACTGGGACGATCACGCTAAAACGTTACGCTGGAATTACTGCGACCGGTTCCGCGACTGTTCTTGGAACTTGAGCGTTTTAAATTCAATCCTAAGTTTGGGACATAAATGTCCACCGAAAGTTCTTGGGGTTCGCCTCAAGAGCTTTTGCGTGGGCCATGCCTTAGCTTTGCACAAATTAGAGTCGCCCATTATTTTTGGTGGCACCATTACATTGCCCGACTTGATTGAAGCCGTTGCGATTTGCACGGAAGACCCGTCGCAAGCGGAACGGATTTTTAATTCAAGATTTCGGTGGATCTTGCTCAAACTTTGGTCTTTCAGATTACGCCGCATGAATCTGATTGTGGAAAAATTGAAGTTTGAAAAATGGATTTCATCACAATCAAACGCGCCAGAAATAATCAACGACAGCACCAAGAAATCCAAAAAGCTGTCAATGCCTTGGCCTGAGCGAATTTTAATCTCGTTGATGGATCTTGGCTTTCGTGAAGAAACTGCGCTCAGAATGGCAGTTATGGATGCAGAACGGCTTGTCCTTGCACACGCTGAAATGCACGGGCAAGTAGAAATCTGGTCAGACGAACAGCAAGCTCTTTGGGAATACGCCCAAAGCAACAGCCGAAACTAACCATGGGAATTTTTTCAATCCTAGCAAAGATTGGCGTTGACCTTACTGACCTAAACATTGGCGTAAAAAAGGCCGAAAGCCTTGGAAAGCAGATGTCCAAGAGCTTTAAAAACGAAGCGGCATCGGCAATTGGAACTGTTTTCGCAGTCGACACATTAGCTTCGTTTGGAAAAGAGGCTTTGGACTTAGCTGGTAAGCTAAACGACCTTTCAGACCAGCTTGGTGTTTCAGTTGAATTTCTTCAGGAAATGAAATTTGCCGCCGAAATGGGCGGTGGATCTTTAGACGATGTTGGTTCAGCCATTCAAAAAATCACGCTTGCCAGATCAAAGGCATTGGCAGGAGACGAAGGGATGGTTGCAAGTTTTGAACAGCTTGGAATTTCTGCCGAAGAAATTCGATCCGCTAAGGTAGAAGACATCTTTACCAAAATGGGCAAGTCGTTTGAAGGAAACGCTAACCCGCAAGAATTGGTCAAAGCATTTACAGAGCTTGCTGGCAAGGGTGCTGGAGGTCTTATTCCCGCAATGGCAACGGGTCTTGCTGATGCAACGGAACAGGCTCGTCAGCTTGGTTTGGTTTGGTCAAATGAAGTTGTTACTGCCCTTGATGAAGCCAATGATCGTATTGAAATAATGCACAAAACCATGGTTGCTGGTTTGGGAAGTTTGATGGCAAATTTTATTGGTCCAATTTTTAAACATTTGGAAGCCGCTGGGGCTTCGATTCAGACGTTTTTTACCATGGTTGCTGGAGGCAGACAATTGAACGGAGGTTCGTTTGGCGATAATATCAAATACCTTTTCAGCCAATCCGCTCAAGCTTACACATCGTCACTTGACGAACAGGATCAAGCGTTAGCTGACAAGCGTGCTGCCAGACAAAAATCGGAACAGGCAAAAGCTGGTTTTTCAATGGAAG